AACACCCTGATCACCCTTTGAACCAGTGTAACCAATAACACCCTGAGAACCTGTATAACCCTGAGAACCAACATAGCCTACTGAACCAGAGTAGCCTTGCGAACCCGAATAACCCTGTGAACCAACATAACCTACAGAACCAGTGTAACCCTGTGAACCAGAGTAGCCCACAACACCCGAAGATGTTACGTTCCACACACCATACATAGAATCATATGTCCAGGTTTTACCATTGGCTGAATATGTTTGGCCATTAGTTGGCGAAGCGGGAAAGTCTAGATTTGCCATTTTGGTTCTCTCTTGTATTAAGGGTTCTACTTTATTTATTATAATTGATTGTCAAAATTACCATTATGCTGCTCTAATCATACATCCTTGGAAGTAAGTGATATTTGCAAAGTTGGAAGTGTCTAACGATGATCCGTTTCCTTGCTGGATATAAATTTCAAAGTAATCAGACGATCCGTTAGCATAAGCTTGAGCACTAACACTCATAGACCAGAAATTAGAAGCAAATTGTACACCCAGGGAATTCCAACCACGTTTGTATTCTGCATTATTTTTATAAAGAACAATCATACATTCGCCAGTGCCTGTCGCACCATCAATTCTAACTGTAGCATTAAATTGATAATAACCAGCTACTGTTGGAGTAAATCTTGAGCTGGCAAAATTGTTATTAGTGTCATACTCTTCAGTCTGAAATAGCATCTTTTGTAAACTGCCAGATGTTATAGTTTGTGCACCGGAGGGATATGCACTAAACGCAGGACCAGAAGCAACTGAACCAGTGTAACCAATAACACCTTGGCTACCTGTATACCCAGCAGATCCTGTATAACCTACTGAACCGCTATAACCTTGAGATCCTGCATAACCTAATGAACCAGTGTAACCTTGTGAGCCAGTATACCCTTGAGAGCCACTATAACCCTGCGCGCCACCATTTCCTACTGAACCAGTATATCCCTGTGATCCAGTGTAACCAAGGGATCCTGTGTAACCTATAGCGCCTTGTGATCCTGCATAACCTGCAGCAGTACTGGCTGAACCGGTATAACCTGCACCAGCAGATCCTGTATAACCATTACTGCCAGAGGTTCCTGCTGAACCAGTATATCCCATAGGACCAACTGCGGATTCCTGAACCCATTGAGTGGTGTCTACATCAGTGTAGTATACATAACGGACACCATCATAATTGTTCCACCAAGTATCACCGGAGATTGCACCAGCGGGAGCAGTATTTCCAATATATGTTGTACCTTTAGAACCAGTATATCCTAATGATCCAGTATATCCTGATGAACCAGTATAACCCTGTGAACCACTATAACCGAAAGAACCAGTATAACCTTGTGAACCTGTAAAGCCGATATCACCTTTAGAACCAACATAACCTACTGAACCAGTATAACCCTGAGAACCCGTATAACCTTGAGAACCTGCATAACCAGTTACAGTGTGCCAATATACACCGGAGCCATTGCTCGTTAGAACTTCACCTTCTACACCCACAGAACTGTTCGCGGATATCGCTTTAACAGTTAATGTATTAGAAACTCGGACGTTAGTATTATTTGCACCAATTTCAAATACGATAGAACCGTTCGTGGAATACAAGATTCCATCGGTCATATTGAGTGCTAATTCGCCGGGGTTGGGGATTGTTGTTGTATTCGCTGGGCGACCTGAAATCGCCGTGCGTTTTACTTGAACGACCGTATTACTAGCCATATGGCATTCCTATCCGATATATATCGATATAAATAATCAAGTTATATAACTTGACTTTTAATCACCAATACAGTATACTCATTGTATAATGCTTATTATTTATATTATAGGAAAGCGATATGAAATTAGCGATAATTGATACCCTTGGTCTATGTTATGATGGCAGTACTCTCTCTAAGAGAGGTCTTGGAGGTTCTGAATCTGCCGTTATCCTGATGTCTCAGGAACTCTCCAAAATTGGATTCGACGTAACCGTATACAATGACTGTATCCACGATGGATGTGAACCTGGTCTTTATGATAGGGTTCTCTATCGTCCTCTAGCGCAAGTAGAGATTGCTATGAGTTATGATGTAGTCATAGCCTCTCGCTCTGTTGCCGCTTTTGCCCCAAAAGAAATGGTTAATAACTTTAAGTCTTTTGGTCCATTACCTAATTTTGAACCTCTTATGAAAGCTGCAGGTCATAAGGTTCTTTGGATGCACGATACTTTCTGTGATGGTGACCAGTTCATAGAGCCATTCCTACTCGACGGCAGAATCAACGAAGTATTCACCTTATCTGACTTCCATACATCTTATGTTGGTAACTGCGATCATGGTCGTAAGCGTATGTTTGAAACCATGAAGAACTTTATTTTCCAAACCCGTAATGGTATCATTCGTTATATTGACTGGGTTGATGTTACTAAGAAGGATCCAAACCTATTCGTTTACAATGCTTCTGTTAGCAAGGGTATGACTCCTCTTGTTGAAAAGGTCTGGCCAAAGGTTAAGGAAAAGATACCTGCGGCAAAGCTAAAGATAATCGGTGGTTTCTATAAGTTCCGTGATGACCATGGTCCTGATGAACAGGAAAAGAAGTTCCACGAACTTGAGAAGTTAGATAAGCAATATGATATTAACTTCACAGGTATTATCAAGCAGAGTGAAATTGCTCAGATTATGGCTGATGCTTCGTTTATGATTTATCCCTCAGCATTCCCTGAGACCTTTGGTATCTCTTGCCTTGAAGCTCTAGCCCACAATACTCCTCTGTTAACATGCCGCTTTGGTGCGCTAGAAGAAACAGCTGTTGATATTGCTTGTTATAAGATTCCTTATCCTATCGAGCCTAATGGTCTATTCCCTAATATCAATTCAGATTATCAGGTAGATGTATTCGTTGATATGGTTGTAAGAGCCTATAATGACAAGTATCTACATCAGCAGAAGATGTATGCATGCAATCAGATTGCTGATGTGTGTGGCTGGGATACTGTTGCTCTTCAATGGAAACAGCACTTCTTTACAGTTCTTGGTCTATTCTTACCAGTAGAAGAATATCGCAAGGTAACTCACATTAATCATAGAGTACGCAAGGTGTTCGGTCGTAGGTTTTATAATAATGCTGATGAAGCACAGGATCCTAGGAACCCTGAACAAATTATCAGTATTATCACTCCAGTTTATAACTCTGAGAATTATATCGCCAACTGTATTAACTCTGTTGCTCAGCAGGATTATAGAGCTTACAAGATGTTTATTATCGACGATGCTTCTACAGACAATACTGTAAAAATTGCTGAAGAAACTATAAAAAACTTATCCCCTGAACTTCAGAGAAATTTCGTCCTAATTAAGAACAAGGTTAATGTTGGAGCTGTGTGTAATCAGATTACCGCAATTGCTTCATATACCTCTTTTAATGACATCATTATGCTTCTGGATGGTGATGATTGGTTAGTCAATGATCCTAATATATTCCACAAATATAACAACATATATAGAAAGGGTGCTGAGTTCACTTATGGTAGCTGCTACTCATTAGTGGATAGAATTCCTCTTATTGCTCAGCCATATCCTCCAGAAGTTAAAGCTAATAAGTCTTATAGGAAATATAAGTTCGCTTGGAATATGCCATACACGCATCTAAGAACGTTCAAAATTAATCTTATGGGTATTGATCTTAATAATTTTAAAGATGCAGAAGGTAACTGGTTGCGAGCTGGCGGGGATACTTCGGTATTCTATACCTTCTTAGAACAAGCTAATCCTGATAATGTTGTATGTATCCCAGATATCGTGTATAACTATAATGATATGAATCCTCTGAATGATTATAAAGTAAACGCAGACGAACAAACGAAAAACGCTAACATGGTTATGGAGAAAACATCTTGAAAAGAATTCTAATCGGCATTCCTACAGCTAACGATATTCATCCTCAAACTTTCAAGTCAATCTATGACCAGATTATCCCACATGGATATAAGGCAGACTTTCAATTCTTCTATGGTTATAATGTTGATCAAGTCCGTAACCTAATTGCTGACTGGACTGTAAAGGGTTTTGATTATCTATTTGCCGTTGACCATGATGTATCATTTGCTCCTGATACTATTATGAAATTGTTAGCACATGATAAGCCAGCAGTGGCAGGTCTCTATCGCCAGCGTCTAGAACCACAGGCAATTGAAGTATATGATATGAACCTTGCTCGTATTCCTTGGTCACATCTAAAGGGTAGAGGTCTTGTCCAAGTTGGGGGCTTCGGTCTT